TAAGTAAAAAAAACTCCCCCTAACATATATATGAGGATATATGAAATTTATTATGAAGTTGTCAAGTCTGCTACTGTAGCTGAACTTGCTTCATTCTTAGCAACTAGTGTCCATTCTGTTAAGAGTAGTCTCTTCTCAGCATCACCAGTTTTCGCTAGTTCTTGTGTTTGGAAAGGTCTCAAGAAACCTGTTGCAAACATTTCAGTATCGACAACCAACGCACTTCTTCCTGAAGAACGAAGGAATCTGTCAGCAACTACTCTAACTTCACCGAAGTCAGAAACATAAACATCAATAGTAGCCACTAGACTTCTATCTTCTGCCATGTCCATACGAGTTGAGTTACCAGTAAATCCTGATACTTTTTGTTTGTTAAAAGAACCAACTAATAATAGGTCAGGGTCACCACCATTATCAAAACAGCTTTTTAATTCTGTTTTAAGGATAGCTTCAGTTAAAACCCTTTGTGTACCATCAGTAACAGTACCACTAGAGTTTGAGCCGCCTGAGCCGTATGAGTTGTTAGTTGTTGTCCAAGATTCAAAACCTCTTGACTTACGAGCAGATGCTCCATTGCCTGAACCAGCAGTAGCTGCGTTCTTGCCTGTCAAGTCTAGTTCCATATCTCTTTTGAGTTCTTTACCAGCTTTAGCTATTTGGTAAGCTAGTTCTGAATCTCTACCTGCGTGATTAACTGCTTCTTGTGTTCCGGAAACCATAACAGGTTTGTATGAAATCTGTGTATAGTTGAAAACACGAGAAGTAGCTGACATCGCTGCTGAAGGTGAATCATCACCCTCTATTTGTGCATTTGAAGCCGCAGATGCTAGTGAATCAGTTTGCCATTCGTGTTTAGTCGCCTCAGCATTACCTGAACCGATTGAAGACATAAATGGTGTATCTGTTGGAGAAATGTTGTAGATTACATTCTGTAAGTCTTCTCTATTTCCCACAGCATCATAGGTCTCAAAAGTATTGGTCAATTGTGCCATTTGATTACCTTTGTGTTAAAAGTTAGTATCGTGATTAAAGCATGGATTTGATTAATGCTGCTGCATCATCAACTTTACCACTTCTCTTTAATCTGCTTCTTTGTTGCTTTACTTTCTCGGAATCTATTTCTGCTTTAGGTGTAGAGGTTCCCGGTTTGGTAACTTTAGGTACAACTTTTTCTTTCTTTTTAGAAATTTTAGCTTCTAAAAGATTTTCATACAACATAGCTTTGTGAAGTACATCTACTGACCTAGCATCAATAAGGCTATTGACTTCTTGTTCTGTAAACCCTTTATTCATAGCAAAGGTTTTTATTGCCTGTTTTAATTTAGGCCCTTTGTCGGGGTCAACAAACTCAGGCAGTCTTTGAGCCATTATCTCTTGCTGTCTAGCAAGTTCTTCTTGCCATTTTTGTTGCATTTCTGCTTGTTGTTTAGTTGCAAGATTTTGTTGTTCTTCTTCAACCATCCTCTTGCTTTCCTGAAGTTCCCTATATTGGTCTCTTTTTAAAGCATACTCCATAGGGTCATCTTCCTTGAGTTTTGTCCAGTCTACTGACTTGAACTCGTCTAATTTTGAGTCAGCATCTTTTGTAAATTGCTCAAGTTGAGAAGAGTATCGCTGTCTTTCTTGTTGAGTCGCATTGAGTTCTTCTTCCATCTGTTTGCGTTGCTCTGCCAATACTTGACTTTTTCTAGTGTAATCAGCTTGTCTACTATAACCTGCCTGTAATTCTTCAAGGGTGACCTCAACATCTTTACCATCAACTTTGACAGTATAATTTTGAGGTGTCTCGTTAGTTACATTTTGGTTATCTTCAACTAAATCATCGACAGTCAATTCACCCGTAGGTGCATCTTCTGCCTGTGTTTCAACTGATTCGGCATTTTCCTTTGCCTGTTCAACAACCTCTTCTTGAGGTGTTGTTTCTTCTACGACTTCTTCGGGTTGTTCTTTCGAGGCCCTCATGGAATCGAGAAGTGCTTTCTGTGCTGATTCAACATCAGTCACAGGAATTCCTTTATGTGTGCTTTCTTTTGCTGGTATGTTATCACTCATTTCTTACCTCCTTTGCGTTCTTCCTCTAGTATCTGTCCGTTTTCGACAGTTTGTACTAAAGTATTTTTAACTTCTAAAATGGCTCTTTGTTTGTGGTAAAGTGCTTCTCTACCCTCAGTATCTTTAATATCAGTAGATATCCATTGTTGATATCCATTGTTTAATACTGAATTAAACGCAGCGACCATTTGTGGATTTTCGAGCAATAACTTGGCATCTTGCCCAGCTTGTATTTGCTTTTCTTTATCGGTCATTGATTTTCTCCTATCTGTTTGATTCTATCCACTACATGAGTGGGTATAGTTCTTCTCCCAGCGAGATATCCCTTAATATGATTGACAGGTATGCCCGTCATATTGAATAGCTCATTGATTGAAATTCTGTATTTCAACATTAAGTTTTGTAATTCTGTATGTGTAATTTTATTTTCTTTTTGCAAAAGTTCTCACATTGGTTGGTTTAGGGCCTTTGTTTCCTGCGGCTCTTTTACGAGCTACAGCAGACCTTTTTTGTGCAGCAGACATTCTTTTAGCTTTAGCAAGCGGTACACATTTTGGATATGCTCTACCACTACCTTTTGAACGGCCACATGGTTGATATTTGCCCTTTTTCTTAGGAGCACCTATATCAACCCATTTTTCGTTTATCCACTCTCTAAGACCTTTTTTTGCCATTTTTCTTTTTAGGTTTTATACGACCTGAACAAACTCCTGATGCATACATATTTGCGTATGCACTAGGATATACTTTAAATTTTCTTTTGGCAGCAGCTTTGCCTTTTGCACATAACTTAGCCATATCTGCCACTTTTTTGTTTTCTTAAAACACCTCTGCCCATTAAGACATCAGCTTTAGTTACTTTCCCATCTTTGTTTAAGTCAGGAAAAGATTTTTTCTTTTTCTTCTTCATCATGCTCTTGCTACCTTCTTTGCTCTTGCAGATAAATCTTTAAAGTGAACAACTTGTTTAGAAGTTTTGCCATGTGTTTTGCCTGTATGAATTTGTCCATTAGGCATTTTATGCACAGCTCCTTTAAATTCTTTACCTGTTTTAAAATAATGTTTGGTTTTAGCTCCCATTAACAACTACCCATTTTCTTTTTCTTTTTATTTTTCTTTGGCGGTCTGCCTTTTGTTTTACCATAAGTACCTTTTCCCATTGGCATAATATTTCTCCTATAAAAGTTTAAGTATTTCTGTAAATTTATCACTCATCAGAACAAAGACTACAATAGCTC